TCGTTGATGATGTTCTCGTAGATCTTTTCCATGGTATGTACCCCTTTCAAATTTTTCGGTTGATTATTCAACCGGTTTCAACTGTTCTTGTCCTCGGCCACCCTCTGGGTGCCGAAGTAGAATGCGATGACCGTGGTGAAAATGGTCAAAAACTCCGTCCCGGAAATGTCACCCCGCAGAGCCAGCACCGCAAACACCACCGTCAGGGTAATGGTCACGAGGCTTTTCACCGCAAGAAGATTCCCCAGCCGTTTCTTAATGTTTTCCATAGCGTTCTCCTTTCAACGTTCGCTGATATGCTCCAGATCCTGGATCCGGTGATTGATTACCTTGATCTGTTCCTCGATCACCGGCACCCGCTGGGCGAAGCTGTTGTGCTCCCGCACCTCGCGGGTCAGCTCGTCTAATTTGGTGTCGGTGATCGCCTGCTGTTTGCCGTTGGCGATGAGCACGCCCATCAGCGTCAGCCCCCCTGTGATGAGGGCGCAGATTATCGTCTCCGTCATAACACACTCCTTAAAAGTTGCAGTTTTAAGGCGCCTATATGGGTTTCCAATCAAAAAAGCCGCCTTGTCATCCTTGACAAAGCGGCGTTGGCATGTATATAATAGGGCCAGTAAGGACGGCTCACTTTGGTCGGTGCAGGTCGTTCCCCAACAGATTTAGAATCCGTAGAAAAGCCGCTGCCGATTTAGGTGGCGGTTATTTCTTTAGGTCAACGCCTAATTTGATAGCCGCAATCACAAGCATAAGTAACGCGATGGTTTCTGCTGCGCTCATGCGGTCACCCCCTTACGGGGAAACAACCGTACCGCTCTTACTGGCGAACTCTATCATACACGGTTCGCCTCGCTTTGTCAATTTTCCGCGCCGCCCACTGGGCGGCTTTTGTTATGTGCGCCTCACCCCCTGTTTTACGCAGAACGCATCGGAAGCCCTGTGGAACCTGCCGGAAGATTGACCCTCTGGCTTTTTCCCGTTACTTTACGCCCTTCAACAGCTTGGTAGTTTCGTCAAATAGTGCATTGCCGGGAAGAACCAAAGCGGGGCGGATGCCGCGCGAGTAGGATGCGTAGCTGCCGCCGTAGCCGCCATCGGAGCGGACGTACCACACGCTGCCGGTGTTGATGGTGTCCGGGGAGCGGAGCCACCAGTTGGCGGCCGAGCCGTTCAGGTTCGCAATACGCTTGTTGTTGGCGGACGTGCCGGTCCCAGACTCAAAGTAGGACAGCTTCGCGCCATCCACCGGGAAGTAGCTGTAGTCGCTGGTCGTCCAGCCTACTTCGTAACCCGACAACAGGAAGATCTTCGCGGACAGGCCGTTCGCGCCGCTCTGGTCGGTGCCGCCAGAGCCGCCGTTCTTGCGGTACGGGATCTTCACCTGCTTGATGGCAGCCTGTTCTACACTGCCAAGGCTGTTAAAGAAATCCCCGTTCAGCCATGTGTTGATCGCGCTGCTTTCATACTTGTTTACGTTGTTGGGGTCCCACTGCCTGTTGCTGTGAATATACTTCCTCAGCAGCCACGTTCCGTCGCAGCTTGCGTCATACAGGTTGGAATTAGAGGGAATTCCCTGATTCACCACCAGATACTCCACCGCCGTGCCGCCCTCCATGAGCTTCACGGTGGAACCAACTGCCAGCGTCCCGGCCTTTACTCCCGTCTTTTTCATCTGCCAAGGCGGAATGTAAATCATGTCAATACCCCCTGCATCAACACCGTCACGGAAATGTCCGCAGTGGGAACCTTATCTGCCCGGAATGTCACCGTGTTTGCTCCCTGCGCCACCGGGACGATGCCTGCGTCCATGTACGCATCCAGCGCCGTTTCCGATGCAAACGTCACCCAGATTACCTGCTTGCTCGTATCTGCAAGCACCCCGGAAACCGTCACCGTCTGCTTCTTGGTGCCGGAATCCCACCCGGCAGCTGTCAGCGTCACTTGGGTGGCCTTTGGACGTTCGCTTGGGTGAACATGGTCCCCTCTGGCGTATTTTTGCTCCGTGCCCACCGCAGCCGTGCCGGGGGCTTTCGGCGTGGTGGTGGATGCCTCCGCGACAGCAACTGCGCCGCTGATCCGCTCCCCCGCCGCATTGTGGGCGGTGGCCCCGGAAAGCAGATTCTCCGGGGTCACGGTGTCCTGCGTCAGATCCAGCTTCGTCTCACCGTTTACCTCGACCTTGTTGACCGCCATCCTTACGCACCCACTTTCAGGGTCTGGCCTCCCTGCTCGTTGTCGGTGTAGCTGACAGGGATCGCCGCCACGGTGACGGAGGACAGACAGTTGTAGCCCTCATCCGGTAAAATCTCCTGCTGGGCGAAGGTGGGCGTGGCGCTCTTGGCCTGCGCCTTCATGCCTTCATTGCCGCTCATGGTACCGGCCACGCCCAAGACCGTGATGCCCTCACGGATGTTGGCGGGGATCAGCTTCGCCGCCTCCGCCTCCGCGATCTGTACCTTGCCGGAGCCGTCATGGAAGCCCATGGGGATGGACACGGGGGCCGCCTTGTCCGTGATGTCAAGGGTTTTGCCGCCCTGATTCGGCATGGTGCCGACCAGCTTCGCGCCTTTCGCGTGGGCCGTTTTCCCCAGAAGGATCTCCGCAGCAACGGCGGTATCCTCGGAGGTGTCGGAGTCGAAGGTGCTGGTGCCCACAATGGGCGCGCCGCTCTTGTCATGGGCTTTGATGCCCTTCGCCAGCTTGTCGGCAGTGATATCGTCAGCGGTGAGGTCCAGCTTGACGTCATTGCCGATGATGACCTTGTTGATGTACTTATCCGCCATAGTACTCGTCTCCCATAATCAATGTATTTCCCCCGGCCTCGTTGGACACCTCAAATTGGGGGATTTTTAAGACCGTCACATCGTCCGCCATGGACTTGTCCTTTGTTTCCAGCACCACCGGGCCGTAGATTTTAGGCGTCACCTTGTAGGCCCCGGTGTAGGGGTCTCCCTTTCCCGCGACGATGGACACGGCAAAGGAGATTTCAAGGGCCTTGCGCGGCTGCAGCTCAAAGGTAAGCATCACAGCACCGCCTTACTGATCGCCCCGGCCACTTCCACCATCTGGATCAGGGAGCCGACCACGTCCCCGCCGGTAAACTTCACCCGGACCTGCATGGGGCACACCGTGGGAAGCTTGAAGGTCTCCGTCTGGGTGACCGGGAAGTGGAATTTCCCGTCCGAGTAGGTGACCTCCTCCGGATAGGACCGCGTCAGGTTCAGCAGAGTGACCTCCACCTTTTCCACGGTGTCAATCGGGATCGCCTCGCCCAGGTTCTTGATCGTGATATCGATGCTGTACGCATCACCCTGTACCATCAGGACGTCACCTCCGTGGCGCTGACGGTGCCGGTATCGTCCACCGTCAGCTTGAATTTCTTCGTGCTTCCCGCCGTGGAGGACGGGATGATGATCTCCCCATCGTCCACGCGCTTCAGCAGCTCGTCTGTTTTTTCGCCTGTGAAAATCATGGTGTAATAATCGTTCGGCATAGCGCACCTCCTTATACGATCATTCTGCGGTCGAGGGCGTCCAGCAGGTCGCGGCCATCGCTTGTTTTCAATGCGCCGGACTGCACCGGCTTCGGCTTGCGATAATAGAGAATAACGCAGCCATCGCCGCCGGGGCCGCCCTGTGCGCCGTTGCTGCCGGTGGTGCGGACGCTGCCCGGGTAGTTGTTGAGTGTGCCGCTCTTGCTGCCGCCGTAATAGGTGAGGCTCAGGCCCGTAGCGCCGTCGCCGCCGCCACCGTAGCCGCCTCTGCCACCCTTGCCGTATGCAGCGGGCTTTCTCGGGATCAGCGTCGCGTTGGCTCCGGGCACGGAGGCGCTGCCGCTGGCCATTACGGTGATAGACGTTTTTGGCATTCCAGTACGGGGGACACTTACAAGTCTGAACGTGCCAGCAGTATTTCCGGGCGTTCCGTTCGCACCGGCAGCAGCACCGCTGCCGCAGTTGTACGTTACATCGCCGCCGCAATAGCCATCTTCCAAGTCGCCAGTGAAGCTTTGCTCATCGCCAGCGCTGGGGAGCACAATGCCGTTATCGTTAACCTTTGTAGCACCACCCTCCCACACATGGCCGTCCTCATCCACAACGGATGTGGATTTCAGCGGGATATACCGGTCATTGTCCCCGTGATCCGGGTTCATGCCCGCGCCGTCACCACCGGCAATGCCCTGCTCGCCTTTCGCGGCGAACACCTCGCCGGTCACCGGATCTGTGTAGCCGATATCGGATGTTGACCCGGTGGAGCTGTCGAGACCGCCGAAGGTGGTTTTTGTCCCTTCTGCTCCCGGCGTGTCGGGCGTGTTGGCCCAATTGTTCGCGTCAAACGCCGCGCCCAAGCCTCCAACGCCGCAGGCGAAGGAAAACTTCTGCGCGGGAGTCACGTCAAACGTCGCTTGCAAAATTTTGCCGCCGGAGCCGGGATCGCCGCCCTTGCCGCCCTTGCCGCCCAGCGCCCACTTGTCCGTGTTGTGCTGTAGCAGCGATCCAAGAATCGTTTCCGTGTAGCTTTCCGTTTTGACCTCCGCCGGATGGCCGCCGTGTCCGCAGTGGCCACCCTGCGCACCGCCGATCAAAACTGCCGTGATTGCGGTCACAGTCTCCGGCACTTGCCACTCGCCGGAGCCGGTGAGGACTACCCGCTCGTCAAAATACTCCGCAAATTCCGGCTGTGCCGGGGTGAAGCCCACCAGTGCTTCCATGCTGCTCTTGAGCGTTGCGCTCATGGTGGTGTCCAGAGACTGGATACACGCAGAAACCATTTTCTTGTCATACGGATGATATACGCTTACAACATGGCCCGGTTTCTCGTGCCCGCTTACAATGTCATTGGTGATAGTCTCGCGGCATCGGTAATAGTCCGCAAGACGCTTCGCCACGGCGTAGGAATTCACCAGAGATACCAGTGTGGCGTCTGTAACTGATTTGACGTTTTCCACAGCGCCAGCCGTCACAGGCTGAGTGATTAAGCGGGTGTTGTGGATATACGCCTTGCCAGTCAGTGCGCCAGCGCCAGCGGAGATCTTGGCGTAGTTCGCGCCGCTTTCCAAGATTGTGAAGCCAGTCGCAGAGAGGGAGTGCATCGGCTCCGAAAATGTGATAATATCTCCATTCTGCGCCGTGCCGGAGAATAGCTCCTTTACCTCCGTTCCTGCAACGTATTGATGCTCCATCACCGTCACGGCGGAGATGGGCGAATCGTATTTCACGGTTCCCCCGGTGTAAGATCGGTCAACATCAATCAACGATGCCGTACCGTCCCACAAGGGTTCAATTCTCAAAACACCGTTCAGGTCTGTGCGGAGATAGGCCCCAATGGCGAAAAGCACTTGTGCGAGGTTGTCTCGTGCAGAGCGTTCTTTCCCATCCGCATAAGGAAGCCAGCCGTAAAGTTTAACTCCGGCATATACACTTTTTATCAGCGAAGGGATGTTGCCGCAGATTTCTTTTACAACATCTTCCACGGTCTGTCCTGTGTAAATGCCGCCAGTATGCACCATGCCGGTAAGCGCGCCCATAGGGGACCGCCCTGTAAGTTGATAAGTGACAGGCCCGATACGGGAAACGCCGCTGCTTACAAATCTTGCTTTGATTTCGCCGCCTCTGTAAACAATGATGGGGGTGTTATTGGGGAGTGCAGAAAGCTGTGCGCCTATTGTTTTAGTGCAAACCTCTACGCTGACCGTATCGAACGAAAGACTGCTTTCATCCAATGCCACTTCTTGGAACGATGAGCAGTAGTCCAGCCGCATATCGTCCTTAGACGCATCCCGGTCAAATTGATAAGGGCCGATCATTACATAATCCATAAGCCCTCCTTACCGCGTGATTTGCGGTGCGATGGGAATGAAATGGATTTCAATTTCTCCCCAATAATTGATCCCGTTTTCAACTTTTTCAATATCGTGCGATGCGCTGGTGTAGTATGCGCGATAGGAAATAGTTGTGTTGCCGTCCGCAGCTTCAAGCAAAACGGAATCGTCAATGGAATGGGCTTTGAGATAATTCCAGAACGCATCGTAGCTTCTGTAATCGTCCCCTCTGCGGAAAACGGTCACCTTATGCCCAATGTACGTCCCCAGAACATCGCGGATCATCCGGCCTGTGTCTTTCGATCTCCCAGCGTTCTCCCCATCGAGAACGCTGAAATTTTCGTTGTACTTGGAGATCGCGACATTCACATCAAATGAAGTCCCGTTAATTTTGATGTAATTCATACCCACCGCCTTTAGGTCACTTTAATGCCGACGCGCTGCGTCTGGTCCTTGTTCAGCTTGAAGATAATGCGGCCCAATTCCTGTTCGCCGATCTTAAGGATCGCCGTCTGATTGCCCCCGCCATACTGCGCCATGCCACGGGCCACCGCTGCCTCGATGGCAGATTCAGGAGCTTCAATGTTGTTCCCCTGCTTCTGGTCACCCAGTACCGCTAAAAACTCACGGTTCGGTGGAATAACTGCGCCGGTCGCCAAACGCGGAACGGATGAGGGGGCAATTGCAGGCATAGCAGAACGTGCCGCCGGGTTTCCACCGGAAACAGATTTCGTAGAATTAAACCCGCCTGCTTTTGCAGCTATACCAACGCCAAGCAACGCCGCACCAGCTAAAAGCATTGGGACATTCAGCGTCATAGCGCCAATAGCCACAAGAGCGATACCCAGCAAAAGCATTGCCGTAGACACCCATCCGGAAACTTCATTCAGATGCAAGGTTTCAACCCAGCTCTGAAATTTGTTTGTGGTTGTGCCTATCGCAAAACCGCTCACAAGCAAAGCCGCACCAGCCAAAAGCATAAAAATATTCATGGTCATTGCGCCAAATGCAATAAGGGCAATTCCTGCAAGCATAAGGGCAACAGATACCCAGCCAACAACCTTATTCAAACCGAGTGTTTCAACCCAGTTCTTGAGGTGGCCCTCATTTATTGCTGCAATTATTCCCATGCCAAGAATGCCAAGTCCAACTGCCAAAAGAATCGGGTTCGCCGTCGCCGCCGCAAATGCGACCAATGCAATACCGCCAAGAAGAAGCGCAACAGATATCCACTGTGCAACGGAGGTCAGCTTTAACTTCTCCCACCATGCCTCAAGCCTTTCTTGCCCAATGACTTCTGCCGCAATGCCAAACCCTAATAGCGCCACACCCGCAAGTACGATCACAATGTTTCCCATTGCCGCGCCGATGGCAATCATAGCGATTCCGGCGATTTGCATAGCTGCTGTCACATATCCAAAAGCCGAATCTAATTTGAGCGCACTTGCCCAGTCTGTAAACGTTCCGCTTTTTACGCCAACATAAATGCCAGTAGCTATTAAAGCAATTCCGGCAACCACCATTAGAATATTACCGGTAGCCGCACCAATGGCGATTAACGCAAAGCCAGCGATCAACAATGCTGCCGTAATAAAAGATGCAGCGCGATTAAGTCCAAGCGTTTCTGCCCAATCATCCATCATGCCGCTGTTTTTTGCATAAAGAACGGCAAGGCCAATCAGCAAAAGTCCAGCAATCACAAGGAGGATGTTTCCCGTTGCCGCTCCGATTGCGACCATTGCAATGCCAGCAAGGATTACAGCCGTCACAATAAATTCCGCAACATTATTGAGTCCAAGTGTATCCACCCAGGATTGCAAAACTCCGGTTTCCTCTGCGACAAAAAGCCCGGCGCCAATGAGAAGCAATCCAGTTATAACCATCTTAATACTCCCAACCGATGCGCCGATGGCAATAAAGGCAATGCCCGCTAAGATCAAAGCGCTTGCAACTTTTTCCGCTGCGCTTCCAAGCATTTTATCAAGCCAATTTTCATTTTCAGAAAAATTAAAGTCCGGTTCTGTTTTTTCCTTATTGTCTCCGCCTAATTTATTAATCTCATCAAACGAGGCAAGCGCTTTGCCAGCCTTTTTTGCAGATTTGCCCGTTTCGTCTAAAGCATCCGATTCTTTGTAAAGGTTCTCTGCTTCTTTTTTTGTTTGGTCAATCGTCGACCCAAACAAAACCGCTGTAATTTTTGCCATAGCAGTCACAAATTGGGTTAGCAAATTCACGAATGATGTAAACGCCGGAAGCAAAACATTCACAAACGGCTGTGCGAGTGTTAGCAAAGCACCTTTTAATCGCGATATCGCTTTTGTAGCCTGATCGTTGGTTTTAACCGCCTTCCCGAGCCATTCGCGCACGGAGCGGAGCCCTTGCACAATTAAGCCAAACACGAACACGCGACGGACAAGCCCTTTTACTCTGTGAGAAAATCGATCCATATATTTGTCCGCTTTTTTACTTGCAGCGGCCAGCGCAGTAGAACTCTTACTTGCGCCAGCAATCTGCGCAGAAAGTTCTCCCGCCCGGTTGCTCATTCGTCCAAGGCTTCTGGTATCCTTGGCAAGGGACGCATCTACAGCCTCAACCCTTTTTTGCACACCATCCCATTCTTTTTGCATCGTTGCCACGGTTTGTTCCTGGTCTTTAATCGCACTTGATGTAAAAAATTCGTTTCCGCTTTTCATTTGCGACAGCTTAGATTTAGCCTCATCGAGATTGGCGGCAATCTGCTTTGATTGCTCCACGAGTGGAATTGCTTGCTGCTTTTTATCGCTGATCTTTTCATTGAGCGCATCGATTTTTTTTGTTAGCCTGTTTAATTCCGTTTGCGCCTGCTTATCATCAATGTCCGTCTTTATGATGATGGAGCCATCTGCCATGCAATCGCCTTCTTTCCCTTGCTTTTTATGCATTTTATGTTATGCTTAATAAAAGGAGTTGGTATCAATGGAAGATCATGTCACACAAATGTGTAGTAATTTATTTGATAAAAACGAGAATAAAATTGACGTCAACATTGTAGCAACCGTGTATCTTTCAGCTTTTGAAATCTCCGCATACTTAAAAAAATGCACAAATTACTCAAGCGCAGATATTAAACTCGTTGCAAAATACATCAACGATTTACCAGGCTATGACTACTCAAGAAAAGAAATTTCATACTACAAGCGAAAAATTGAAAGATGTGATTGGGATTTTTCGACGCCAACAAAGAAAATGGAACCTCCCATGCGAAAAAAGCAAACAGCAGTTCTTTTGCCGGGCGAAGAAGTTCTCGACACGCTCAAATTTTCATGTATCCCACTTATATCGTGGTGCATTTTATTTGTATTCGCCGTGTGCAAGGCTTCTTTAATGCAAATGGAGGACGTATGGTTTTTTGTCCCTTGGGTCTTTGCATTCCCGGTCTTATACGAAATTTTCAGGCTGACCATGAACCATGTTATTTTGACAAACAAACGCCTCATTGTTCGCGTTTCAGTACCGAAAAAGATTTCAGTAGATGTGCCAATTAACAAGATAAACGGTGTGTCTGTAAAATCGTCATGGCGAGAGTATAAATATGGAGCATTGCAAATTGACACTTCATCTGATCGGTTTTTGTTTACAAGTACAAAGTCACCTGGCGTTTTCAGAGACTCCGTAATTTCGGCTATGGAGCAAAACAAATCCGATGCCATGCGTCAACAGGCGAAAGAAATCGCAAAAGCTATGAAAAACATTTAATGCACCTGCCGCCCTCTCCGGAGGGCGGTTCTCATATCCATTTGCTGATAACGTCCTCGTCCTGTTCCGTATACTGCCGCTTGAAGTCAACCAGGTGCCGGTTCTGCTTGTAAAACTCCTGTTCGCTTTTATCCAGCTTCTTCCCCTTTGCCTTTTTATTGCGGATTCCCACAACCTGGGCAAAGGTGCAATCCCCGATTTCCTGATACGCGGATACCCACGTCCACCAATGCAGATACTCAACGGATCTGACTTCTTGTCCCAGAACACGGTTGACCGGGGAAACGATCAGAGGGAAGTCCTGCTGCCAGTCCATCAGCTTCGGCCCACGCTTTTCCTCACGCTGCTCTTCGCCGCAGTTGATGAATTTTGCGCATTGCTTGATCGCTTCCTCGTAGTCGCTCTGCGGAATTTCCGCAAAGTCCGGATAGAAAATGTCAAGCATGGCCTCGGCCTTTTCTTCCTCCGACAACTCAGCGTCAGACAGTGCCTCAATGATTGTTAGGATATCGCGATAGTCAGAGCGTATCTGGTACTCAGTGCCGTTTACCTCTACGGCAGTCGGCAGATCGTACCTCATTTGTGGTACTTCTTCGTATACTTGCTCACGCGGGGGTTGGTGGCTTTCTGCTCACGGGCAAAGGTGGTGTCAACCTCATCCATGATAGCAAGCATCAGGTTCGCCCACACAGGCAGGCCGTCCGCCAGCGCATATACGTTCATCTCACCAAACAAGGCAGAACAAATGTCGAAGCTGAACACATCGTTGATGATCTCACGCATTTCCTCGTCCATCTTCCGGGCGGTTTCAAAAACCTCCCGCTTGTTGGCGGTCTTTTCCACCTCTGCCTTGTACGCATCCTGCTTCTTGTCGAGGATATCAAAGGCGTTAAACAGCTTTTCCACAAAGGCGCTGTCAGTGGGGTTGAAGGAGAATTCGCATTTTCCGTTGATGTTGTAGGTAACTAAACCGGTATCGAAAATCAGGTCTTTCATAATAGCCTCCGAAATTGGGGCGGGTTTGCGCCCGCCCCTTTGTTTTTAAGCCCCTGCCTTAAAGGTCACGCCACTGGTATCCTTGGTAATGGTGCCCAGCGTACGATTGCCTCCGTAGGTGATCTCACTCGTGATGTTGAGCGTACCGCCGCCGTCGCCGCCGATGCCCGTCACGGCAATAGCACAGGAATCATACCGCTCGGCAAACTTCGCCTCGCCGGACGTAGCGTAGAAGTGTCCAATCATCATATCCTGATTGGCAAGAGCCTGCGCATCATGATCCTTGACGGCAAGGTTCCACATCTTCACCGCAGCAGCGTCACCAGAATCCATAGGGATGGGATCAAAGGTCTGGGAAATAACGGGCTTCTTCATGGTGGTGAAGGTGTTGCCCAGGATGTCCTGTTTGCTCTCCTGACCCCAGTCCATCTCTTCGCTGGAATCCTCCACGCGCTTACCGATGGCGCTCCAAGTGGGAGCTTCCTTAGAGCCGGTATTCAGATACGCGATCAAAAGCTCGCGGTCAATTGTCTGACCTTCGGGCGTCGCAAAAGTTAAATCTGCCATTATACATTCACCTCGTAAATCAGTTTTAGCGGGACCATGTAGTCCTCGTATTGGTCGCTTGTCGCGCCGAGATACGATGCAAACGCAGAAGTCTCAACGCGGAGGGCGCGCCTGCCCTCTCCAATGTCCGGTCGCTGCATCTGCGCCCAGTCCGCAAATTTGTTCAGCGCTTCAACCGCCTTCAAGCGTGTATCGTCGCTCTTGCCGGGTGGTGCAATCTGGTAGTGGATTTCAAACGAATACTCCGCCTGATAGCCACCGCAGATATACTTCTTGGTGATAACGGCACCCTGAACGGAAGAAAGCGCCATGCCTACCGTTTTCGCCGCGAAATACTCGTACTTGATCAGATCTACATTCTCCGGAATACCAGGAAAGCGGTTCGCCCAAATCAGCATCAGGCGGTCAAGGTCTGCCTTTTCGCTGCTGGATGCCAGCATTACAGGTTTTTCTTTAGAGATCACGCTTCACCGCCTTTTCTGCTACACGCACCCACTTCTCCATGTTCTGTGCCTTGGATGCTTCAAACCAATGGGAGCAGGTCCCAGTTCTGTGGAAAATCAAATTCTTTTCCGGCACCGCCGGAACCTTCGTAACGCCCTTCCGCGCATAAGAGCTTCCGGTCAGCGGGTCAACGTACAGTTTGCCGTAGTACAGATATCTGGCATACGGCCCTGGGTAAATAACCGTGTTCCCCGTTACCTTTGTACGCGTCCTCAGAGAGCCTGTGAGCATAGGAACGAACGGAGCGGTATCTTTTGCGACCTGCACCGCCAGAACGTGTTCTGCGCGATCACAGCCCTTGGAAACGGCCTCTTTTACAGCGTCCATGCCGTCTGCCTGAACGGAGAATTTCAACGCCATATCACACGCCTCCGACCTGCCAGTGCTGCATATCAACGCTGCCGAAATCCTTCTCGTCGACCTTGGTCACGGTGTAGCAGTTGTCCTGAGCCAGCGCCACAGTTTCATTGTCCGTCACAAACTCGCCTTTGATGAAAAACGTTGTCCCACCATTGCCTTTGACAGAAAGCGTCCACAGTTCGGTTTTGTCCTCTGCGGCGTAAAACCGCTGCGGGCCTACATAGGTTTTCACCTTGCCGGTAAAACCGTCCACGGCTTCCACGTCAAACGGAATGTAGAGGTCAACCGCATCCGCTCCGGCAAGGCCGCTCTCGCGCACGTTAACCGCCTTAGACGCTTGCAGCATCACGCCACGAAGTACGGTCACATACAGCTTTTGCGTTTCCTGAAACGTCTCCTTGTCGGTTTCTTTGACCGGATTGTAGATCGTTACAGTGTGGGGAGCGTACATGATCCGCACCCCCTCCCTCGGTACAGCAAGCCAGTATGGGCGAGATACTCCATGCAGGTCTCTGCAAGCAGCTTTCTTGCTCCATCCGTAGCGTTCAGTGCGGAAACGGCAGATTCGCCGCCGGTCGCAAGTGTGCGGGAATAACCGCCCACCGTTTCGCTTTTGACTTCTGCGTCATTAGCGGCAGCAGTCGCAAGGTTCTTCATGGCAAGCGTCTGCGCAGCTTCGATAACCGCATACTTGTCAACCAGCGCACAGCAGCACATCTTTACCGCATCCAGATCCACGTTGTCCTTGGCTCGGTTCTGCGTGAAATAATCGAGGAAGGAGCTGGCCCGGACAGCCAGACGCGGAAAATCCCCACTGCTTACAGTGCCCATATAGACACCGGAGTAGTATGTGTAATCAGCGTATGTCAATTGGGTCAGCTCCTTTCAAATCAGCCAGAAACAGTGACAGTGGCAGTGCCGGTCTTTGTGCCGTCCTGCTTGGACTTGGCGGTAACGGTGATGCTGTCCTTGGTTTCAGTAGCGGAAACAGTCAGGACGCCCTCGTCGCTGATCTTGCTCTTCGCACCATCCTGAGACCATTCAACCTCGCCGTTGATGATGCCCTCGCCGTCAACCTTGGCGGTAAACAACTTGCTCTCGCCCTTCTTCACGGTGGCGGTAGCGGGGGACACAGCAACGGTGGAAATAGCACCGCCCTTGCCGTAAACGGAGAAGGGGAACGGGTTCACCTTTTCTGCGTTGTAAGCGTTGATGGGATTTGCAATCTCCCAGCCAAGACGCATGACAGCGCGCAGTGCGACCATATCGTTCTGCATGAGGTTGTAGACGATGTCCTTCGTGGTGGGGTCCTGAATCACGCCCTCAGTAAAGACCTTGAAGGTCATATCCTGGCGAATAGCATAGACGAGCTGGCTCCAATCGCCGACGATCATCTGCGCCTGCACAGGATCGAACGCACCGTTCATGGGGAAGTACATATCCATGCCATCAAGGCCGTATCTGGTAGCACCCTGCATATCGGTCTTGAAGATGGGCTGGCCAGTGGTGTCTTTCAGACCACGCAGCTTGCCGCGCATCTGGATTGCAGACATTACGCCGTTTGGGTTGAAGCCGTCCAGTTCAACCTTGGAAATCAAGCCGCCTTCTCCCATGATGTCGGAGTAAATGTCAGAGCTGACAGGAACACCATTGCCCGCAGCAATAGCAGAGGGCACAACGCCATCACGCCAGGTGCTGGGCTTGTTCGTGCCAAACAGCATAGCGCCGTCAATGACCTTGCCGAAAGCTTCGGTCAAGCGGGGCTTAACCTCGCCCCAGATGTCATAGTCGGCGTCATCGAGTGCTGCCTCGGGGATGGGTACGATAACTGCGATTTCCTCGGCATACAGTTTCTTCTTGTCCCATGCCATCTTAGTGGTCTGCTTGAATGCCTCACCAGCTCCGCTGTCAGAAGCTTCGCCGTTGACAAAGTACGCGGAGGGAAGTGCGTCAAGCACGTTGATGGTCTGCGTCTTGCTGGACATATTTGCCAGTCTGCGGCCCATGCGCAGAACGGCAGATTCAGCGATAGCGCCCTGCATGATCTCGCGGGTTACGGGTTCCGGGATCAGGCCAGAAAGTGCGGAACGATCAATACTTGCCATGTTATATTCTCCTTTTTATTACTTGAGTGCGCCGCGAATCAGATTGTTCATCGCGGCATTGGTGTCAGTTTTCTTTTCACCGCCGCCAACGGCAGCGGACCAGTCAATTTTTACGCCATCCTGAAACGCGGACGGATCGGCGCTGACTTGTTCCTCGTGCCATTTGTCAAACCCATCAAGCGCGCCGTCTTTGATTTCAAGATGCTTTGCTTTCAGGTCTGCCAAATACGCCTTCTCGGCAGCTTTAGAGCTAAACTTCACGCCTTTCTCAGAAAGCGTTTTACGGATAACGTCTGCGTAGTCATAATCGGCAATCTTGGACTTGTAGCCCTCGATCTCCTTTTTGAGTGCGTCCGTTTCCGCGTTGCCGTTTGCTAAAAACTGCTTGTTTTTTTCCACTTCCGCGTCCAGCTTGCTCTGAACAGTCGAAAGCGCCTTTGTGATTCGCCTGTCAAACTCCGCCTTGTAGGTGGGGTCAGCCAGTATTTCATCAAAAGTCCTAATTTCGTCTGCCATTTTTTTATTCTCCTTTATTCCACAGCGTCATTCCCCACTGCGTATTACAACAAAAGAGCCAACCACCGAGAAAACCTCAGTAGCTGGCTCCTATTGCCCTTTCCCACGCCCAATTACGCAGGAGTTGAATATTTGATTGTTTTCTTGACCTCTAACACGATGTATCCGTCACCCTTGCGCCGGATCTCCGCGTCATTGCCGCGCCGGATAATAGCCTCGATGGCCTGCATCAATTTATCATCCATTAGCCCACCCCAATTTCTTTCAAGTACGCCTCGTACTCATATGGGATGCCAATGTCATAATTCTTGTAGTAATGCAGAAAATCAAGTGGGAATCTGAAATCGCCATCAATGTATTGACCCGCTCGCAATCTTTCTCCCGTAAAAATATCAAACGTTTCAAAACACGCAAGGGCTGGGGTTAATGATTCTATATGTTCAATGATTTTATCTCGGCTGATAGTATTTCTAAACGTGCGATACTTTTCAAAGTCATCGCCATGAGTGCTATATTTCATGCCTTTAAAATACCCGAACAGCATCATTTTACCCGCCCCCTTTCGTTTGGCTTATACGTTTCAAAATATCCCTCTCCGCTGTCCCCCACATACATTTCCCCATTAGGTGGTATGTATAGAACATCGGTTGGCGCTTTTACTTTTACGCCAAGCGCATTTGCAAGTTCCTCTGCAAAGCAATAATCATTTTCAATGCGCTTGCCTGTGTCGCATGACAGCAACCTCACTTTTTGCCCGTTCCATCCGTTACTATGTCGAATTACAGAAGCAAGCAATCTCGGCGACATATTCGTTTCTACTGACCCGAATCCAACTGCCGTCTGGCTTCCGTGCATAGCAACGTCAAAATACGTTTTGAGAGGTTTTACCATTTTAACATTTTCGTTTAGCGGGTCGCCGTCCGGGAAGCAGGCAAAGCCATTTTCCAGCTTCATTGTACGTCTTTTCACAATAGAATTCAAGTTATCTCTTGCGTCTGCGCCGAAAAACTTAAGAGTGTCGCTATCGTCTTTAGCGTTAGCCGCTGCCACTTCCGCCCGATGCGTTTTCATGGCATTTGCCGTTTTTAACGTTGCGTCATCCGTGAAATAGACGCGCATCCGCTCCGGTTGCTCCGGCAGGCCAGCTTTCGCGCTGAACGCCTTGTATTTAGCGTTTAACCGCCGTAGCCGTATGTTTGCCGCAGTCTCATCTTCATGCAATCCTGCGGCCTTGTAGGCGGCTTTTTCGCGCTTTAGCTTTCTAACGGTCCGCTCAATGCGGCGTTGCATCTGGGTTGCCTCGTATGCCGTGTAATCCTTGCCATCAAATGTGCATCCATGGCCGTCATCGATGTGTTCCAACTGTTCATCCGTGTAAGTGCGCTCGGACACGCCCTCAACCCATGGGAACCGCCTGTGGCGGCAGTTGGCCCCTTCCAGACCGTCAACAGCGCCCAGGCCGCAAACGTCATAAATGCTCGGATAAATGTCTCCGGCACGGACGCTGTAAACACGTCCTTGCCAATCCTTATGTGATGACCACGGTGACGGTCCCGGCTTATCTCGTGCGCCAACATGGGCCGAAACTTCAAAATATGGTGTATCCAGATATTCTGCGGATTGCTCCGTATACTTGGCGCAGATTTGAGATACGCCGGTCATTACGGCTCTTCGCACAGCAACATCGACATGATCCCGATGACCGCTTTCGTAGTCAACCACTTTTAGACCGCTGTCCGCAAGTTCCTTCACAGCCGTTTTAATCGCCTGATTGTAGTTGATTGCACCGCTTTGCACCTGCAACGCTGCGCTGTCAAGTGCCCATTGGTACGCTTTGGCAGGTGGGAGCATTGTACGCCCAGCGTCCACTAGGAAGCCCATGGATGCGGTCAGATTGTGAAATGTATCAAGGGTCTGCGTCCTGATCGCCGCCACTTCCGCAGCGTCAACCAGCGTCTCAGGCTGGGTGATATGCGCAAGGTCAATCATATCGGTGTAATACTGTTGGTTCCTTGCGACCACATCTCCCAGCAGCTTGTCCAGCTTAGTTTTGCTGATGCCGGAAGTCTCGCGGATTGCTTTCTTGATTTCCTTTAGGTCGATGCCGTGGGACCGCAACGCCCGGATGTCCTGCACCGTTACCTCGTTCAGTTCATCCGCAGCTTTAAGCCGTGAGCAGATTTCTTCCAGCAATACGAGTTCAAGTGCCCGGAACAGTTCTGCCAGATCCTCTGGGAGCGCATCAAGTAGTTCCGGTGTAAATGGATACCGGCTCATTTTTCACAACCCCAAAAGTCCCAGTATTTTCTCCAAATCCCATTACTCGACCTCCGTTTCTTCCTCGGTCACCATGTCCTGTGTCTTTGGCAGCGCCGCCTTTGCGGTGGCCTCGTCCTCATTCATGTATTTTGCCCGGAATTCCCAAGCGTTCATAATCCCTGCGTTGAGCATTTGCAGGTCACGGGCAAATTCGCTCTGCTTGTCCTCAATGATGGAATCATCAAAATCAATGCTGATTTCAACATTTTCGTCAAGCCCTGCGCCCAGCGCCTTATTACCAAGCCGCAGAAGGACCCTGCAAAGCTCAACCAGAGCACTTTCCAAAATGACTTCATGCTTTTTGATCGTGCGGAACATGGTACTATTCTCGCTGATTACCTGCGTGGCCGTTGCCATGTTGCCGCCATCGAATCGATAATAGGTTTCACCGAACCCGCATTTGCTGGAAAGCATATTAAGTTGGTCTTGCAGGCCGACATTCAGCGCAGCCGTCCGAAGTTCCGGTGCAACGGTCTCGACAACGCTCCCCTGCTGCGTATCTTCCGGGAGAAGGTAAAACCGCCTATCATTGTCATCCAGTGTCGGTTCACCATCTTCATACTTTGTCGCTGGCATTTTGACCATCATCATCATGGGGCCGTTTTCAAACTCATTTACGTAACAGTCATACGCAGTATCAACGCCGCGAAGAACATCAATGGAATTTGCAAAAACGGAAATGCCAACAGGCAGAAGATAATTGAAGTTGTTTGCAATGTTTGGCTTGTCAATTACAAACTGCCGTTTATTGCTTCCGGTGTGTACCACAGGTGGAATGCGCTCAAACCCGGAAACATTCTTCAAATCTTCATCGGACAGTTGCTCGTTCTGGTATCGGTAAATTCGGTTTTCGATTACATACGTCCCATCATTCGCTCTGCGGTGGATTTGGAAATACACATAATCCTTTCCGTCTCGCGTAACCCTGGAAGTAAAAGCGCAATCATAAATAAAACCGTTCTGCCATGCAAGTGGGTAAATGTCATGCATCGTGGCATAATCAATCGCAATGCTGGACGCGTCACCGGGGATAATCTCACCGGAATCCGTCACGCCCTGCCCAGTCACGCGGGGGATATACGCCACAGTCCCCAGTGCAGATTTCATCTCTTGCATCTCATTAGCTTTGACGGTGAAATTGTTTTCCGCCAAAACACGATCGATGAAATCCTGTTCCTTTTTCCCCTCAAGCGTGATTTTGACTTTTTCGTTCATGAGCAGGTTCGCCCAGTCCTCGCAGACCTTTTTCCCCATGCTGAGCGTTGCTCTATTGTGTTTAGTCCACTTGTGGCCGTTATATCTGCGGTACTGGTGGAATCCCTTCACTTTACCAACGTACCACGATTCCCAAAGGTCAACTTGGCTGTAAAACTCTTCCGGGATCGTCGTATAGCCAAGCTCTTTTAACTTTTGGATAACTGCACTGCTCATGCAATAACTCCCATTCTGCGGCTGACAGGCTCCAACGCATACCGAGTCGCGTCAATCAGGTGGTTGTTCGCGTCTGGGTATCCGCTGATAATGTCACCGTCTTTGTTTCGTTCATATTCGTATCCAACAAATTCATCGTAAGCGTGCGGTGTGCGTCGCCTATCAATAACAATCGTTCTCCGCTGCAAAAACTTCATGCCATATTCCACAGAGCCGGGGCCTTTAACCGCTTCATACGCAGGTAGCCCCATTGCGCGGAGATCAGCAACGCTCTTCGGCTCGGCGCTGTCGCAGATCGTTCTAATGTTGTTATATCCGCGCTGCTTAATCATGGTCGCGCTTTGCTCGTTGGATAATTTGTTTTGGTAAATCTCGTCCAACAGATAGATGGTCTCTCGCGCCCGATCATAATGCAGCCGGATAAAAGCAAACGGGTCTGGGAACCAGCCGAAGTCCACTCCCTGATAGATGCGGTCGAAACTCTTGACTTCTTCATCGGTAATCTCCCGCAGTTCCAGCTTGTCAAACACATTTCCGCCGGTCCCTACTGGGATACCGAGATATTCGTGCTGATATGCTCGCTCGTCCGTCTCTTTTAGGTGTTCCGCTTCTGCAAGAAACTGCTCGCCCAACCACTCGGGCGGTGCTTGCAGATATGTTGACTTATGACATAAGCGGTCAGCGCGTTCTTCCAAGCTGTCCTTGTTCGCCCAGTTGTCGCGTGAAATTGGCGGGTTATAGCTCTCAAAATTCCAGAACATTGAGCCACCACGCATGGTGGACTGTAAAATAGTTCGGATTTCCGCACGTCCGGCAAACTGGTCTTTTTCCTCGAAGTGTGTCACGGCGATATAGCCAAACGGGACTTTGATAGATTTGATCTTCATTGGGTCATCGGCGCCGCGAAACATGATCTTCTGGCCTGTCGGCTTATAGATCAGCTCCATCGGGGATACTTTCGCTTCCCAATACGCTGCCATGCCCAATTCGCCGATTGCCCAGATATACTGCGCATATACGCTATCGCGGATCGTGTTTGCCACTTTGCGCAGCACAAGCGCGTGCGTTCCCGGATTGCCAACCAGCAGAAGCGGAACGATAATTGATACTGTGGAGGATTTCAGCGAGCCGCGCCCGCCGCTAAAATCGTAGTGCGTATGCCCATGCCTAAAAATGTCATGTGCAATGCTATAAAACGCAGGGCCGATCTTTTCTGACAAGAGAATATCAGACATCGATAATCACCTTGACACCGTCCGCATTGACGTTCTGCTCCACAATATCTTTTTGCTCAAGGTACTGTTTCCCCAGCCAAATGGCCATGCTTGCGTTCTTTTCGGCCAGCTTCCACTGCGCTCTCCGCAGGCTCGACTTTCCCACCTGACTTTTGCTTTTATATGTGTCCGCAAAAGTCATTTTATACGTCCGTTTGCACCATCGATTCAGGGTGTCTGCGCTGCACTCAAGCACTCCGCAGATTTCTGCTTCCGTGCACTGGATGCCACATAGGTTCTCAAACAGCTTTTGATTTATTACCTTTTTCGGCCTTCCAGTCCGTGCCACTTCCACCCCTCCATTCCTTAAGATTTGATCATGCCAGAGATTTCTTTCTCGCGGTCAGCTTTCTTGCCACCAGTGTATGCAGGCCATTCATGGCCCCTGTAATATCGCCGGACTTAATCAGCCCGTTCAGTGTTTTCATCTGCTGTGTGGATAAATACTGCTGGTTTTTCTTCAACATCTTCCGCGCAGTCGCCTGAGCATCAGTCATGCAGAAGCACCGCCTTCTTCCCGGTGAACTTCTCCCACCGGTCAACAATGACGTCGGCATACTTTGGATCATACTCCATGCAGAAAGCGTGTCTGCCATTCTGCTCCGCCGCCATAATCGTGGTGCCGGAGCCAGCGAACAGATCAAGCACATTCTCACCCGGCTTACTGGAGCACTGCATCTGGTAATCAAACAGCTCAATTGGCTTCATGGTCGGATGCTCCGCAGACTTGACAGGCTTATCGAAATTCAGAACAGTTGTCTGTCTGCGGTTCTTAAAGAAGTAGTGCTTCTTGCCTTCCGTCCATCCGTAAAGGCAAGGCTCATGTTTCCACTGGAAATCCTGTCTCCCCATTACGAGGGAATTCTTTACCCAAATCAGGCACTGCCGGACACGCAGCATCGAATCTTTACACGCGCCACGGAAGTTGTACCCCTCGCTGTCTGCATGCCAGATGTAGAACGGAGCGCCGGGTTTCATAACCATCACTGCATTGGAGAAGGCATCCGTCAGGAACCGTCTAAATGCCGTATCCTCCATATTGTCGTTCTTAATCTTCCCTGCGGTGCCCTGATAATCCACATTGTACGGAGGATCGGTGAGAAGAAGATCGATTTGTGCCCCCCCCACAAGCTTCTGTACGTCTGTCAAAGACGTGCTGTCTCCGCACATAAGGCGATGGTCTCCAAGTTGGTACACATCGCCCAGCTTGCTCTTCGGCTCCGCCGGAATGACAGGTTCATAATCATCCTCGACAACGGAATCGTTCAGTTCGTCGCGCAGACCCCATTCAAAGTCAAACGCCGACAGGTCGAGACCGGGCAGCTCATCAGCCAGGAGGTCAAAGTCCCAGTCGCTCTCGTTGCTCTTGTTATCCACCAGCCGCAGGGCGTTCACCTGCTCCGGTGTAAGATCGTCCACGCAGACGCACGGTACTTCTTCCATACCCAGCTTCTTTGCCGCCAAAGCGCGGCAGTGGCCGATTACGATCACGCCGTCACGGTCAATCACAATCGGCTGTACAAAACCGTACTGCTTGATGCTCTCCGCAACGTTGTTGATTTGCCGCTTATCATGCTTTTTTGCGTTTGCGGCATACGGCACAATATCCGCAAGCCGCCGCTTTGTGATTTCCATGCCATCCTCCTGTTTTGCTACCGGCCCCCACCCCTTGGCCTTACATAGCAGACTTTACCCGCCCTAACGGGCATACACATCTTGCGTGTCCGGCTCTCCCCGAGCCAAACATGGTACGCAAGATCTTTTTTATCGGCTCCCGGCTGCGCTGCGTCTTCCTACCAGCCATCAGGAACTTGGCAATTATACCAGCCGCCTGATACTTAGCTTTTTACGCTTCCTCGCCCGCTGGCCGGGATGGTACGGCATTGCAGTCCTGCCCTGCTTTAGCGCTTCAGGGAAAGTCCCCGTCACTCGCTGTGGTCTCCCCTTGCGGGGCACCTATGCCGTGAATGTCCCTCCTGGGACACATCGTTGAGAGGTGCGGAGGGTCCTGTGCCCCGATTTGTCAGGCTCTCAAAGTCCTATTGCGTCGTGGCTCGCGCGTCGCGCTCCTGAGCGACTTGCCCTCGTTGCTATTTCCGAGACGTCAGGTTGATCTATCGCGTTTCCTGCGACTGACTTTCACAGTCGGGTGCGACCCGGTATTCTGGTGCAGACGGCTGGGTTTGAACCAGCGCATACCTCCTGGCGCGGTGCTCTGCCTACTGAGCTACGTCTGCATATCCCCGGCATCCGCCGGGGTCAGGAGGAAAGAAAGGATGGATGGAATGAGGATACGGATATAACCCCGCACCCTCATTCTGACACATATTTTTATTCGCTTGCCCCGAATTGGGGGCAAAGACCAATTTTTTTTGCGATACTATAAAGGTTTACTCTCTCGCTCGCCCTCGTCCCATACAAGCTCATCCAAGCTGACGTGGTAATGATTCGCTATCAGCTTCAATTGGCTGAGAGCCGGTTCGTTCTCCCCGGTTTCGTACTTCCGTAGCGTATCATGCCCGATCCCAATCAGCTCCGCTTTCACTCTCATGCTTTTAGCAGGCCGCTCAGATTCCCTTAACTTGCGCAGCCGTTCCGGGAATGTACTCACATAACCACCTCACATAGCCGGAAATTCTCTACCACGGGTCCTCCCGCCGCTTCCGTCCGCACACTGACAAATCGGCCCTTTGGGTGGATGTAAATTACCTCTCCGCGCCGGAACGGATACACCTGCTCATACGTCGGGTGCTGCCGTTCCAGTTGGGAAGGTATGGACTTAAATCTGGCCCGAACCACCTGTCCAAGTTTCATGATTCCTCCATTTCCAGCAGCATCACCAAGTCCCAGAACTTCCGCGCATCCAGCCCTGTTTCCGTCTTGATCTTTCCAAACCGATAGATCACGCTGCTTTGATGGATACCCATCTCCTTTGCTGTTTTCACGCAATTCATATCATTCTTTGCATAGATGCGCAGGAGTGATATATCTTCCTTCTGCATAGTTACCTCCCATAACGGACCTTTTTCAGATCCTTGTATCTGTCCGGAAAGGGGATCAGCTCCGCCTTCCCGTTGATGATCTGCGCCAGCACGCGGTCCATGTGCACCTGCCGGACGTCTGCCTCTGGGTCCTTGCAGTTTAAGGCAGGTCTGTATTCCCGCTGGGTCTCCATCCACTCATGCGTGACGCGCATAATGCGATCATACCCCCAGCCTTCCTTCTGGTGCATGGTCATCTGCAAAGTGTCAACGGCAAACTGCGCTGCCATCGCAGCACCGGCCCAAAAGACCGCATCCAACTGCGCGTCCCGCCGTTGCAAATAAGCGGATTGCTTAGCCATCCCCGCCATCCTTTCTCTCGCCAAGGCTGCAAAAGAACGTCCTTGTGTCCTTATCAAATGGCAAAAACACGATGTTTGTTTTGGGGCAAAATGCGTATATATCTTTTCGGTTCCACACGCACAAATGCTTACAGTCTTTGCACCGCGTCACGACCACGGCATCCACAGTGGGGCAAGCGTCAACTACTCCGCTTACTTCATCCAACGGGCAAAGTACAGCAAACTCATTGTCATATAGCATATCAACCAGTTTATCAGCGTCAATCGTCCTCATGGTCAGCACCTCCGTCCATCTTGGCCCCGCAGTGGGGGCAGTATTTCCCATACATGACCTTATACTTGTGAGCCGTTGTCTTTCCGCAATGGCTACACATCCACGGTACGTTATCGCCATCGCCACAGACTACCCATTCGGCATGCACCACCGGGGCAACGTCAGCGGCGGGCAGGACCTCAATATACTGCGACGGCTCAAGCCCTTTTGCCCACGCGTGCTTTGCGGCCTCAATCGCCGCACTGCGCTCAATGTATGCAGCCATCCCGCTTCGCCTCCTGTTCATCGAATTGCCTTTTGATTTCATCATGAAGGATTCTCCATTTTTCTCCGGCATCGTAATGACTTGCAACCATAATCAGAATGTCTGCAACATCACCCCGTCGGAGTTTCAGGCGGCATGTCCGGTTGTTATTATTTAGCATCCTTCATCGCCTCCACATAGCACCAGCTCTGGGGCGGGCGGTGAAGATATAGCCGCCCGTCCGTGTTGCAGTCCGTTTCGTCGCCATCTCCGCAAACATTTTCGCAAGACCAACAGTTTGTGCTAAGCTCCGAGTATTCCAGACAGTCTCGCCAAAACTCCCCCAGCTTTTTCGGTGCGTCGTAAATACGCAGGTCGGAGATGTGCCAGCCGTAGCAGTGGCCTCTCATGCTTTCTCCGACATAGCTGAATAATTCTTCGTCCGTCATGCCGGAGCCGTCCAGCGCTTCTAAGTTGCCGCCCGTAACCTCTCTTGTAATGGCATCCGGCACATAGTCCCACCATGCGTCTATGATTTGGTCGCAGGTAAACTCCCCGATGATCTTGCCGTTTCCTATGGCACCGCCCACCGGGATTGCCGCATCCACATCCATGCAGGCAATCAGGTTTGTGCCTGTCCGATTCTGCATAAACGCAAGGTGCTTGTCTCTTGTACAGTAGATATAGCACTTAAACGGCGTTTCCAGCTTCGGCTTGGTCTTGCGGACTTCGATAGTCTTTTCGCCGGAGGCAATCTTTTGACACCACTTCGGGCGAATGCTGATAAGTACGGCTTTACTCATCCTTCATCGCCTCCAATGCTTTCTCCGCCTCCTCGCTTACCGCAGTAATTCTCCCATGTTTCACCAGATCACAGAACACATTGTAACCCATGTGAAACACAATTCCGCAACTGCTGCAATAGCGAATCGCAAGCTCTACATCCTTCATAAGTCGCGGACTGTCGATGTTTTCCTTGCATAGCAAAGTGCGCCCACTGGTAAATGGCAGCACCACCAGCCGGCCATCCCTGTCGGCTTCGGCCAGTTCCTCCAAATGGCGGAGCTGCGCCCGCAGATTTTCGATCTCTTTCGCCTGTGCTTCGATCCGGTCGGCGGCTGCAAGCAGGTCTTTCTCCAACCCTCCCAGCGGATCCATCATGTCCCCATTTTCCCACCAATCTGCGTGTTCACGCAGCGCATTTACGAGGTTTGTATCTCTCATAGTTCCTCCCTTATATCTCCGCCCCATTGCTCCGCCATGGCTCTGGCGATGCCGGGGAAGGTCTTGCTTCGGGCTTTTGCCCGTTCCTCCTTACTTCCGCCGCAATCCATTTCCCAACAGGAGTAGCGGACAGTTCCGTTTCTCAGAACCATCTTTCGTCCCTTAACCGGCTCTACGATGTTTGTTGGCTTCAAGGGGAGTACCCCTCTTTCCCAAAGACAGGTTTTCTTGGTTACGGCGTGTCCAAACTGGAACGGCTGAACAATTTGAGAATACTCAGGTAGACAGAAAATCTTGGATGGAACTGGATTTTCAATAACCACCCTCAGAATATCCGCATCCCAGAAACGCATAAACAAATCTCGTGCTAAGATACCCTTTTGCACTCGATCAGGCTGGAGCTGACCGCCTTTCCAAATGTGCCTTGCCCCGGCGTTTGTCAGGTATGTGCACGGCGGGTGCGCGATCAGCAGGTCCCACTGGTCAACGTCATGCGGCTCCCCGTCCATTGTGGTCACTTGCCCCCCCTCGATGGCCTTGAGCGCATCGCCCTGGATATGCCACTCAGGATGCCCGCCGGACGGCTCCTGAATGTCACAGGAATATGCCTCATGTCCCAATGCGCGGAACGCCTTACAGACTTCTTGAGATTCCTCGCAAGCTATCAACACTTTCATACGTCCTCCAATTCCCCGCCGCAGGCGGCATAACCGGCGAGGTCAATCCAGTTATCTGCTTTGCCGTGGCCGGTGGCGATGCGGGCCAGCTTAAACAAGCACATCATAGCCCCCACGTCAGCGCCGGTGATGCAGACGTCGCCGTCCGGGTTGACGCATTTCTGCCGCAGGTACGGCTCCCACAGCGCCGCAATCATGTTAAAAGACGTTTCCGGGCTGCCGTAATCCTGATCCCGGTCTCCGCACACGCACTGCTTGGCAGCGGCTAAAATCTCTTCACGGGTCATTCCTCCACCTCCGCAAGCCAGAACTCGCGACGGCAATCGGAACAGATGCGCCCGGAGCACTCTTCTCGCATCTTCGGGTAAAAGTCGCACGGGTTTGAAGTCAGACAGCCATCCATTTCACCAATAGCTGCTCCAGGGAACATCTTCAAGATCTCGCTCTGGCGGGTTTTTACGGGGTGCTCTGCGGCCCACTGCTCAATCACAGAAATGCACTTCTGCGGGTCCATCCCCTCCATGCAGCTCTTTCCATTACCAGGTTTTAACTCGCATCCATTGCATGAAATATGGGACTTGCACATACGCTGCATGTACCGGATATAAATAACAGCATCCATCATTCTGCCTCCTTGATTTCCACGCGGATCGTATCTCCGCTCCAAAATTTGTGTTCCACGGCGCGGAACCACTCAGGGTTGTCATCCGGCAGTATGTAGCCCTTCATCGCATCCACAAAGGCCTTGCCCAGCGCGCCGTGATTGTCGATGTCCAGATTGTCATTCCAGAAAAACGTCACCTTGACGGGGTGATTTATCAGACGTTTTGTAATTCCTGCTTTTCGCATTGCCCAGTGGGCAAGCTCGTGCAGCTCTTCCGCATCCTTCTTCCGCTGCGACCAGTGCTTACCAGCGTAATACGCGTTCAGGCCAAACCGCTTGTTCCACGCCGCTTTACCGCGCTTTGTTGCCGGATAAGGGATCTCAAATGCAATCACCGCTTCTCCTCCTTGCCATCGGTAATGACGCTGACCACGCGGACACGGCCCAGAGGCTCCAGCAGCATGGCCACCGCCTCCTTCGTGCCCTGCGTGTCCTCGCCATCGTAAATGTCAATCACAAGCCGCATCATCTTCTCAACCTCTTTTCCGGGCAATCCCTGATTTCGTAGGACGTTATCACCCGCAGACCGCCGGTCCCGTCGGATAAGACCCGTTCCGTTGGCGTTGCATCCCAACCGGGGACCGGCTCATACCGGGCAGACCAGTTGCATCCGCCGCAGGCGTTGGCGCAGTCCCAGCAAAGCTGGTCCCTGTACCGCTTCGCCAGTTTGCCTTTCTGCGATTCCCTGGGCTTGTACTTGCGTAGCAGCTCGGCCAGCTTAAAATCTCCAGCCATCACACATACCCCCAAGCGTCCTCGCACTTGCAAGGGCCTTTCGCGCCCTTCTGCTGCCACCGTTCCCAGTTCTCCGCATTCCGGCAAGCCGCTTTCCAGTCTTTCATGGGGGTCTTGCCAACCATCCAGCCATTTGAGGCGTAATAATCGATAAACCCCTGCGGGTCTACCGGCGAATGGCGTTCAGCCACATAGGACTGAACCTCTGCGAGCGTGGGGGGTGTGAAGCGCTTCGCGCGTATAACACTCTTGTCCTCTGTCTTTTGTCTTTTGTCTTCTGTCTTTTGTCTTATGTCTTTAGTAGCCTTTTGTTCGCTTTCGGTCGCTTCATTTCGCTTTTGTTCGCTTTCATTCGCTTTATTACCACGTCCACCAAGCGACCCGTTTTTAGAATTTACTTCCGCTTTCTGGTTGTCCCGGTCGATGATTGCCCGGAAAACGGGAAACAGCACCGCTTCCCGTCCGGACAATTCCGGGAAAGTACCAGACCGGGCGTATTCCAGAATCGCTACAAACAAGCGTCCGCGCTCAGCGTCTTCCAGCGCTGCCGTCTGCTCGATCCAATCGTAATAAGCCTTAACGTAGCACTTCCCCATACGTCACCTCAGAAGGGAAGATCCCAATCATCCTCGATCTCGCTGAAACCGCCCTGCGGTTCGCTCTGCGCCGTATCCCCGCCGTCCCGCTTGGAATCGCCAAAGTACACGCTGTCGGCCACGATCTCGGCACTGCGGCGCTTGTTGCCGTCCTTGTCCGTCCAGTCACGGATCTGCAGGCGGCCCTCCACTACGGCCATGCGGCCCTTAGAGAAATACTTGCTCACAAATTCTGCGGTGTTGCGCCATGCCACCACGTCGATGAAATCCGTTTCCTTCTCGCCGGATTGGGACTTAAAATCCCGGTCCACCGCCACGGTGAAGGATGCCACCGCCGTGCCGCTGTTGGTGCGGCGCAATTCAGGGTCACGGGTCATCCGGCCCATCACAATAATTCTGTTCAGCATGAAATAGCTCCCTTTCTGTAAATCATGTCCTCCCGGTTCCAATCCGGGTAAAATGCTTTCATATACGCCACCAGCCGCACATAGATGCGCTCTCGGTCTCTTAATGGCCCCTCGTCAAACAGGCGGTGGCAGCGGGGGCAGAGGGTTGCGATGTTCTGCTCGATCCCTCTGCCGCCCTGCGAACGCCGTACCACATGGGCCACAGGCGCGCCTGCGGGAGACCCGCAGATCACGCACTGGTGATTGTCACGTGCCCATACAACAACCTTCACGGATTGCGGAATGGCCGTTGCCTTTGTCATTTTGTGCATCCCCATTCCTCCATCATCCCCGCCAGCTTGTCCGGAGGCAGGGTCTCAATACCTTGCTCCCTGCAATCTTGTACGATCAGGTCGATCAACCGTGACATTTGCGCGGTATCGTAGGTGCTGGAACCGTAGTACAAAACCACCCTGACGCAGCCGGGGAGCTTGCTGGGCATGGTGTCTGTCTGCCAGCCAAGCCCGTTATGCTCCCAACCGCTCTGCAGCTTGTCCGCTGCTTCCGTTGTCACGCACACCGTTTCGTTGTTCCCGCCGATTTCTCGGATATACCGTCGGTAAATATCCGTCTTGGGAATCCGCAGCTTTTCAGCCAGCCGGTCAACCAGAACCCAGAAGTACGCATTCGCATCGAGGCTCCGCTTCTCCCGGTGTTCCTTGATCTCCACGTCATAGGCTTTGCCATCTTTCAGGCTGTCAATCACCTGTCGCGCCTTGTTGGTCTGGATGCACAACCAATCACCGGCGGCATCCATCGTCCAGCGGAACGATGTGGTATTAACCCGCTGCATCGTTGGCCTCCTTGGCCTCGGCTACACATTTCTCGCACAGCGCATGGCCGTACAGTTCCTTCGCTCTCGCCGCCAGACGTGCCGCCTTCACCGTGGCTCTGCCGTCAAAGTAATCCATCACCTGACCGCCGCAGCGCTCACAAATAACAGTGGCATCGCCCTGCGGGGGAAGTCTGTACCCCGGCTTCTGCCGCGTTGGGATCGCCGGTTCCTTCGGTCTGCTCGGCTCTGGCGTTTCCGCGTCTGGGTCCTTCATTTCCTCAGTGGGGATGCAGAATACCTGGAAAAACGCATACTTCATGGCAATCGCCATCGCCTTGTTGCTGGCCTTGTCTCCGCTGTCCATGCCCTCGCCGATCACCACCGCCGAAACGCTGGTGCCATCCTCTGCGTAGAACGTGTATCTGATTTTCAGCATGGAATACAGAATCGTACCGCCCTTGTTGGTCACACGGTCCTCCCGTGCCTGGTCGATCACCTCCGGCACAACGAATACCTTGTGCTTGGAGAGGATCGGCTGTAAAGCGTTCATCACATCGTCGATGCCGCGATACTTGAAGCCCTGCTGCTGGTTCTTCTTTTCCTTCCCGATCGCCGGGATCTCTTGCATGATCGCGGTAATGCTTTCAAAGATGTTCATCACTTCACCCCCACGCTATAACCATCCACCAGCTCCGCACCGGGGACGGCTTCTGTTTTCAGGATCTTAGCAAGTTCCGCTTTGCTGATGGTCGGCTCTGCATACCGGATGCAGTCCTCATGTGCGTGGTCCTGCAGCCATGCCAGAACGGCGTCAGGGTCAGCCACATTCACGCTGGTAGTCTTGCGGAAGTTCACCGCACAGCGGGGGGATTCAAATTTCTGCCCCTGCAAGGCATACGCCAGATAGTCCTTGAGGCGCTGTGCCTTGTTCTCCGCCGCCTTCTGCCGTTCGGCAAAGGCGAGCTTCTCAGCCTTGTAGGCAGCGGCATCCGCCACCAGATTTTTGTAATATAGCGCGATGTTCTCGATTTTCTGGTCCCGCGCCATGCTCAGTTGGTCGAAGGCGTCAAAGTCGCTGACCTCACCGGTCTCCGGGTCTACCAGGGCCGTAATGGCCGCGTCAATTTCGTAAAGGTTCATTCTTTCCTCCTGTATCTCGCAAACCGCACGGTCTCGCCGTAGCGGTTCTTTTGTGTGACCGTCTCCACGTCCAGCGCCACGCCGTCCCGCCGCAAGTCAGAGACCCGCGCCGTGAAATTGGCGATCCCGCACTCGCTCATGGCCTCGGCCCGTGTGATACTGCCGTGTTCATCCAGATACTTCAAGATCCGCTCACACTGGTTCATATCAGTCCTCCGGGATGTCGACGATCGCGATCCCCATGGCCCGTGCCACGGCTTCCGGATCGCTGTCAACCTCATCCTTGAGCCAATCCTTCGCGCACTCCGGGCAGTAGCACTCGCCGTTGATCAAAAAACCCGGAGCCACATCGTCAAACGCATTGGGGTTCATGACGATGGAACATCTCGCGCACACCGGATAGATCTTCATTTCCACGCATCCCCTCTCTTCCACGCTTTCGTGGCGTTGGATTGCTGGGCGTAACCCGCTGTGATAGCACCGCAGGTGGAACACCGTACATAGTGCTTAAACGGTGCGTCCGTGGACTGCACACGCTCACCGCTGTCCATGCCGCACACCGGGCAGAGATCCAGCGGATGGCGCTCATGCCGGTTCTTTCTGTTCATCGTGCGCTCACCACCATGTACGCAATGGCGATCAGCAGCAGGGTCAGAAAACTCATAAAGCCAATCCATGCGGAGACGTCCGCCTTCCGCTGCTCTCTGGTGCGCCGGTCATGCTTTCTCATGCGGATTCCCTCCCTCGATCAGGTCAACGATTTTGAATACCCAAGTGGCCACATACGCCACGCCCAAGATCATAAAAAACAGGTTCCAGCTCATTGTTTGATGTCCCCCTCTTTGGTGTAAACACCGTCAAACTCAAGGCCATGCTCCCTCGACCAGATCTTGCCGAACTCCGTCATGATCTTCACCGGGTCAGGCGGAGACACCCAGATCACCCGGTATTCGATTTTTCGTTTCTTCGCCATTGCCTTTTCCTTTCCCCTGTGCTAAAATAGCCACAGGACACATATCTGAGCCTAAGATTTGTTCCGCCGCCCTGCCCGGTCTGCTACACCGGGCGGGGCATTTTTTATTCCACACGCCAGATTTCGTAGATGGTAACGCCATGCGACGCCATCTCTGCCGCAAATTTTACGGCCTGCGCCTCGGCAGTGAAACCATCGCTTGCGCCGCGCTGTCCCGCGATACCGTTGTCATGGCAAATTGCCCAGTTCTCATTCATGTGCTTCACCTTTTTATCCTCCTGTTATTAAACATTTCCTCTGCTATCCATGGCAGATCTGTGACGCCGCACTGCCGAGCTTATCTATTCCATTCCTTTGCTGCTCTTAGCGATACGTAACTTCGCTATTCCACCGCCATTCTCATCTAAGCATTTCCTACGCTTTTCTTTGCATTTCTCTTCCTTGGCTTTGCGCTGAATTGCTCCTCTGTGCGTTGCCTTTGCATAGCAAATCACTGCATTTCCGTTGCTACGCCAAGCATTGCTGTGCTACGCCATTCCGCTGCGATTCTGTACCGTTCTGAACCATTCCATTGCATTGCCTTGCGCATCTGTGCATTGCCGTTGCAGCTCAATACCTGTCTATTCCTTTGCGACGCCTATCGCCTCTAAGCCCTCCCGTTGCTTTGCGGAACGAGCCGTGGCCTTTCCATTCCGTGGCAAATCCCCGCAGGACCATGCCTTTCCGTTGCGCTGCGTTACTGGATCTCCTCCCATGTGAACCGGCCCTTGCGGGTCTTTCCTCCGCGATGGTTGATGCAGTTTGAAAGAGAACCGCTACTCATGTGGAAATATTTTGCGGCATCTCTGAGTGAGCGGAAAACCATTCCACTCTCAACGTGAAGAACCGTCTTGCGCTGGTTTCCATAGTCTTTTGGAATATATCCGTTTGTAAGTGCATCTTTGATGCGAACCTCCGCGTAATGGTGCCCTTTTGTTTCGGCCCATATCTTAATGGAACCATGTGGGATGCCAGATAAATCTGCCCACGCCGAACACGGGAGCCGTTTACCATTAACGGTGAGAAACAACGTTTTCCGGCGGTTATTTATGTTTTCCTTGCGCGTTACCCAGCGGCAATTTCCGGGACAATAATCTCCATCGTTATCTCTTCGGTCGAGATCAAGTCCCTGCTGGTACTCATTTTTCAGCGCCCATTCACAAAACGGTTCGAAATCTTGCCACTCTTTACATACGGAGATTCCTCTTGCTCCGTAGTTCTTGTAGGCATGGCATTTTGGATTCTGTGTTCGCTGTTTCATGGCTTTCCACGCCCAATAAAGGGACCTATTTCTTTGCCTTAATGTACTCATTGTTTCCACCGATCACATTCCCGTCAGCGTCCAGCTCGTCCCATACCATCCGGCCTTTCCCACTGTTACGCCACTGGCCGATGCCGGAGTACCGGCCATAGTCCAGCCATTCCCGGACGGCCTTCTCATGATCGTCGCAGAGGCAGACCACCCGGAACTCGCAGGTAGCGCCTGCGGGGATCTCCTCGCTCATGGCAAGGCTGACGCGCTCGCCCTGCGCCGTCTGCGCTCTCAGGGGTCGCTGGCACTCACCCATGGGGCCGTCGAACTCCAAAGGTATCACACGAGGCTCCGGGAAGATCAGCTTGTCAATTTCCTTTTTGTAGGCCTTGATCTTCTCGCTGGCCGTGCCCTTTACCTTGCGGAGACCGCCGCAGGTGTCCTTGAAAAAGCCTTTGATCTGGTAATCGTAAAGAAACGGGGTGCCGTCCTCCGTCCGGGGAAACACCGTCATGGCCTTCTCGGCCACGGCATCAGCGCCCAGCGCGGCAACTTCGTCCTCAACGCTTAAAGCCTCCGGGGATTTGGAACCGATAAACTCCCGATATACGTCTGGGTTTGCAGGGCTTGTCCCAAGAATGGGTTCCGTAAATGTGATCCGTACCTTAATTTCCTTCATTCCTTTTTCCTCCTGTTATTGCTCACTGCTGGATTCGAACAGTTCGTTCACCGTCACGCCGTACATCCTTGCCAGCTTCTTGTGGTACTTACGTGCCGGTCGCCAGTCGCCCAGTTCCCAATGCGTCACACAGGACAAATCAACATTCAGTTTCTTCGCTACCTGTGCACGGGTCAGGCTGGAACGTTCTCGCAGTTCTCTCAATGCCAAATCATGTGCCCTCCTTTCGGTGTGAGAAATCATTGACTGCGGCAGAAATATGTGGTATGGTAAGCATGGGAGTTAAACTACGCGCCAAATGGCGTACTCTGTTGCAGAGGGGTATTCCATTTAGCAAACGAGTTCGCTTCCAACCGCTCCGAAGTTTGTTGCAGAGACTTCGGGGCGGTTTTTTATCTCTGCCGCAGTCAATGTGAGTTTTCACTTGACAAACGAAACCGCCGCCGCTATCATGTAAGTGTCAGCCAACAAAATATCGTCTATGGAACCCGCAAAAAGGATTTTTCTTTGGGGGTCTGGTTTTTTGTTGTCTCTATGATAACTCACGAGATTATTATAGCTTACATTTTGTGTGTTGTAAAGCCAAACACGACCATTTTGTTGGTTTTTGTGGAATTGCACAAAAATACATCTATTTTTTGGTAGATATGCTTTTAGACATTGACTTAATTCTTGCGCGGCCTAAAGGGCCGAATAACCCGTATGCCTATTATCCAGAACAGTATGAACAAAATTCATCACAAAGCATTATTGCGGCGAACTACAAATATGATTTAACTCGTTTTTCGCAACATGAAGCGGATGTCGTCAGGAAAGTGCTGTCTATCGTTAAAACAAAGTACCCTGCGGAATTTCAGGCTCTTGGGCTTGTGAACGAGGCGTATGTAATAAAGTACAAGCCCCGATACGTACTTTTTGAAATTGCCGTAACAAAATATAGAAATTCGGCATCGGCTTTTGATAAATTCGCGGTTGCTTATGCGTTTGCGAACAAAGGAGCTGATTTTAGGCTTGCTGCAATCGGAGCGTTTGAAGAAGCAATCGGAAAAATACCATTTACTGTTTTAGATAAATTTGCATCGTTAGACTTTACATTTACATGCAATATGTTTTCCAAGTTATACGAGCAAGAGTGGGAATTTGACAACGCCATATTTTGGTTAAAAAAGGCGATTCGCCGTGGTGGATTAAACAGCAAGTATTTCGCTGAGAGAATCAATAAAATAAAGAAAAGAAAAATTGACGTAATCAGGAACAACAAGCACAAGCGGAATAGACGGATATCTGTTGAAAACGAAAAATTTGAGCATGACGTACACGCTGCTGCATTACGATTTATTCAGGAGTAGATATGCCAAAAAGAGATACAGTCCAACCAAACGTAGATTCGATAGCAGAAAAAGTTTCGGCTAAAAGCTGGAGCGAAGCATCATTTTCGAAAATGATCGGGAAACACAAGAGGTGGTTAAGTGAAGTAAGGCGTGGGAAAAATCTCCCATCCCCAGAAGAAGCCGCACGGATATGTCAGCTTCTTAAAGCTACTCCCGACGAAATTTTGTTGCGCGAGGGGGAAACCCCAGAAGCAACCGCAAAGTGCTTAGAGAATATTGAGACGGTGCGGAAACTGGTCGAGGCTGAGGGCATAAAAGAAACCCCCGATCCGAAGATCGAGGGTGTGAGCGCGGAAGCGCAGGAAATATTAGATTATATCCGGGACGCGACACCCGCCGAACTGGCGGAAGTATGCCGGTATATCGGGTATCTGAAAAGCAAGAGGGGCACGGAATGAAACTGAACCCAGATTGCTTGCGGGATATTATGCTTTTGGTCGAAGATCGTATTTCCGTTGAAACTGCGGTTGAAAATCCAAATGGGCTAAGAAAATTTAGCTATGTCAGCATTCCCTGTTTGGTGCGCTTGCTTTCTGGCCGCTATTCAAGAGAAGAGATCATATATCATGTTGTACAGCTTTCAGAAAGCGGATACTTAAAAACAGATTTTTCCTTTGCAACAAGCGAAATGTTTGGATATTTTTACTTGAATACAATTTATCACATCACGCCAAAAGGCCATGACTTTATCGCAAACATCGGGGGAAAAGAAAGTTGGGCAAAAACCAGCGCTGTTTTAAAATCCTTAAAGTCAATATCTCTATCGGTAATTGAAACGGTGGCAAATAGCATTACTTCGGCCATAGTAAATCAATACATTGTAGGCTTTCAGGCATAATACTGTACCCGCCGTCATTATTGGCGGTTACAGAAATGGGAACGCTCTTGAATGCCCCTTGCTTTAGCGTTTCATAGTTGCTGCATTTAATAGCCTCCGCCAAACAGTCCGGAACAAGTGTAGCGCATTCCGCCGAAATGCCAGACGCTTCCAATACGTTGAGACACGCGTTTACGGCTTTAAGAACATTGGGATTTTCATACCACAATTGATTATACACCATCGTTTTCTCCTTTAATCATTCGCAGCAATTCTACCTGTTCCTCTTGCGGCAAAAGCAGTACGGCATGCATCAGTTTGTTGCGAATTTCTTCAAGCTGTTCTGTTGCCATTATATCACAGTTTGCCGGTAAATCCAACATCTATATATCCTCCGTTCATCATTTGCGAATAGAACGTCTGTTCGATTATTATAGCACACCACCATGATTTTGCAACCGCAAGATATGGGGGCATGACGGTTGACCGCGCATATTGAATATTTACATATACCCATATAAAAGAATGAAAGGAGCTTCGCTATGGTTTGCCCTAATTGCGGAAGCGAAAATGTAACAATCTCTATGGAGCAAGTGTCAAGTAAAACCAAAAAGCACGGGAACGGTATCGGAGGCCATATCAACAATGCTGCTCGCGGCTTGATGGCGGTATCAACCCTTGGCATGTCTAATCTCGTGTGGAAGAAAAGCAAAGGTGGCGAAAAGACCGTTGTAAAAAATCAAAAGATTTGCCTTTGCCAGAATTGCGGAAACTCTTGGGAAATAAAGTAAGTGAAAAACCCGGCCCCGCCGCCTCTGCAACAAACGGCGAGGGCCGGAGGGCAAGCCTTGGGGGGATTGGCTTGCCGTAATCAAAGCGTAGCAAAAACAGGGTTGGGTGGGCAAGTCCCAAAGCTTGGTTTTTGGCATTTTCAGCCGTTTAAAAGTTTGTGCCGCCTTTACCCATATTTTGATTTTGGGGGTAAGGAGGCACTTTTTATGACAATTCAGGAAGTTTGTAAGGAGAAACGTAACGCTTTGGGTATGACCATTCAGGACATAGCTGAAGCATCGGGAATTCCGCCGTCTACCGTCAACAATTTCTTTACCCATGCTTCCAAGGCCCCCTATATCTCCACGGTTGGGCCAATATGCGCCGTCCTTGGCGTGTCGCTGGATGAATTTTACGGCATCGGAGATCATCTGACGGCCAGTGAGGAAACGTTGCAAGCGGAAAAGGACGGACTAGAACACCGCCTTGAGAATAAGCGGCAGACCATCGGCCTGATGGACACAGAACTGTGCAATCTTTGGCACTCCGTGAAGCTATACAGGTGGATCATACTCGGTTTGTCACTATTGATCATCGGGCTTTTTGCCTGGTGCGTTTGGGTTGACATCCATTGTGCTAACTATGGATTTTGGAGGGGATAACATGTGCCAAAAAATAGTGGTCACTCTACCAAATAATCTACGCATCCGTGTAGCACTGTACATCAGGGTATCGACCGAAGAACAGGCGAAGCACGGCCTGTCCCTGGCAGACCAGCGGGAGGCTCTGATTGCATATGCCGCCGCACACGGCATGGAGGTTGTGGGCATTTACGAGGACGCCGGAATCAGCGCCAGAAAGCCGTATAAAAAGCGTCCGGCCTTGATGCGCCTGCTTGATGATTGCCGCGCCGGGAAAATCGACACCATCCTTTTTGTCAAGCTGGATAGGTGGTTTCGGAATGTGGCGGGGTACTACGCCGTGCAAGAGGTTCTCGACAAAAATCATGTGGATTGGCAGGCCATCAGAGAGGACTACGAAACGCGGACTGCATCAGGGCGATTGAAGGTCAATATTATGTTGTCGGTAGCGCAGGACGAAGCTGACCGCACCAGCGAGCGAATCAAGGCCATTAACGAAGGCAAGCGATTGAAGGGCCAGCCTACCACATGGAGAACACCCATCGGTATCTGCGTGAAAGACCGGCACTACGCCATAGATGAAGAAACCGCAGATGCGGCGCGAGATATGTTCCCTGCCTTTATACGGCTACAAAGCATCCTTGCACTAAGGCGGTATATGGCAACGGAGTGGGGGATCAAACGCTCGTACAACAAATACAAGGATGCGTTGTCGAATCGATTGTACTTAGGTGAGGCGTTCGGTGTGGAAAACGTATTGCCAGCGCTTGTCGATCAAGAAACCTTTAACCTTGCCGGGAGAATCCTGGAACAGCGAAGCCAGCGGAACGCCAGTGCGGACCGGATATATTTGTTTACCGGGATTCTCCGCTGCCGGGAGTGTGGGAGAAACATGCAGCCGGAGACTGTAAAACAAGTGTACAAGTACTACCGATGCAGAACGCACACACTTGACCCAGCCGACTGTCCGCACATTCTCAGGATCCGGGAAGATGTGCTGGAGGATTACCTTCTGCGGGAATTTGAGGGGATCGCAAAAAAGTATTACTCCAAATCAAAAACCGCAGAAAAAAAGCCGCCCAAAACGGCGGAGCAAATCAAGCGGAAAATGCAAAAACTAAAAGACCTGTATCTGTCGGATTTGATTGAAATCGAAGAATATAAAAAAGACTATACGGAATTGAAACAGCAGCTTGCGGCAATAAACCCCGAGCCTATAAAAGAATTTGATCTCGAAACCTTACGGCGGGAATTGAAGGAATATCCTGATTTAGATCGGCAGGCAAAAAAGGAATTCTGGGTACGCACGATCCAGCGCATCGACGCAGACAATGACGGTGCGTTTTTTGTAACGCCAAGTTAGTCTTATTTTCATGTCACAACGCCTACGTCAAAATATAACTAACCCCCCGGCATTTGCCGAGGGGGTTAAGTTTAGCTTTCCAATTTCCGCATGACGCTATTATAAACCCGCTCGTTGACCACTTTCAAGCTGTCCATCAGCTCGTCCATGACCTCCCACGCACGGGCTGGGTCAACGTTAGACACCGCCCGGAGGAAATCGCTGTCCGGTGCGGGAACCGCAGAATACGCCTCAACCATACGGTTTTCCCTCACCGGCTCTCGGTTCTGGTTTTGGATGGTATACAGCGCCGCCAGCTTTTCATAGTTTGCCCAGCTGGATTCTTCCGTCTCTAACCGCTTGATCCATAGCGCCACTTCTCGCTCGTCAATCATTGGGGCCTACCCCCTTTAGTCCTCCATCATGTCCATTGCACGGCGCAGGGCGTCCTTGATGCGATCATCGTCGGTTTCCCGCATCATATCGTTGATCTGATCGCGCAGATGCTCAGTTGCGTCCGTGCGGCTGTAATGACCACGGACATAATGCCGACGGGCATAGGAGTTGCCACGGCTGTAGCCGCGTAGATCATCGTCCAGATAGCGGCCAGAATAGCCGCGCTCGTCCATCGCATCGATCTTGTCGATGTTCTTGATGGTATCGGTCAGCTTGTGGGCAATGTCCAGATCCCCGGCGCCCAGCTCGCCCTTGCGGATCAGCTCGTCAAGTTCCTTGCAGAGCATATCCCGCAGTTCATACATAGATTTCATTCCCATTGTGTTCTCCTTTCTCAGCAAACTCTGGTAATGATAAGGTTCGCGTTGCTCACGTCAATGTCCTCGCCACTAACGTTGCGGATGGACAGCGACGCGCAGCAGCCCTTTGTAACGTCAACGTACTCGGACGCCGCCACGTTGAAAAATGCCCCCGCAACCGTGGGCGTCACCGTCGCAACGGAGGACGGGAGCGGCTCACCGTCAACCGCAATGGCAACGGAGATGGGGCCGGGGGTCCCGCCGGTGCTTACGGCAATATTGCCGATAAAGTCCACCTTATAGCGGACGCGGCACTGGGAGCAGTTACCACGGAGGTTAAACAGACCGGAGCCTGCGCGGTGCGCCACAAGGCCCTTGGTGCAGGGGATCGGTGCCTCGGTAAAAAGCACGTTCTGGTTTGCCGCTACAGTTTGCGCGGCAACAGCAGTGTATTCAGGCATAAAAAACTCCTTTCATAAAATCAGCGGCAGGGCTACTGCCCCGCCGCTTTGTCATCAGTATCGACACGGGGCCGATCATTTCCCCAGCATGGGGGAAAAGCTACGCTATGCAGTTGTCAGCAACCGCATCCGGCAAACTGGTTGCAGCAATAGGGGTTCTGCACCGTGTAGGCCGGAATGGGAGAAGGCCGGAGCTGAGACACCAGATAGCTGTTCTGTGCCGCCTGAGATGCGGCCAGCTTCAAGCCCTGGTTCTCACTCTGGAGATCCTGCAGCTTGCTCTGGGTCAGGAAATCGAGGATTGCACGGCTGTTGCTGTTGGCGTTGTCGATAATGTCCCGGGTGGCGTTCTGCACCGTGTTCCGGGTATCGCACGCCTGCGCGGCCATGTCATAGCGCACGCCCTCGATGCTGCGCTGGGTGTTGCAGCAGCACTCAGCGGCCTGCATCTGCATGGCAGTCAACTGCTGCATGAGAGCCGCCTGCTGGTTACTGCGGGAAAGCTCAGCCTGCCCAAAGCCGTTTGCCATCGCCATGTTGGTGCCGTTGATAAGCTGCGCCTGCTGGTAAAATCCGTCGCAAAGGCCCTGATTTACACTGTCGATCTTGCGCTCGACATTGGCAAAATCAGAGGTCAGGACATAACCGTCCATCACGCCGTTGCCGCCGCCACCGAAACCGAAGCCGTTACCCCAGCCGCCGAACGCAGCGAAAATGAGGAACAGCACGATCCACCATGCGCCATCGCCGCCCCAGCCGAAGCCGTTACCGTTTCCGGTGTTGGCAGGAGCCACAGGCATAGTCAGCATGGTGCCGTCAGAGGAAAGAGACATAGTATCACTCCTTTTGAAAAAATATTTATATCAAACCGTGGCCACGATTTTGATTACTTGAAAAGCCCCTGAAATTGGTTTGCCATTGACTGTATCTTGTTCAACTGATCTTGTGAGATTTTGCCGCTTTGCAGCATCTTCTCCACTTCCGCTTTTGGGTCGCCTTTAAAACTTGCCTGGAACTGCTTGAACTGCTGTAAAAGCCGAGGAAAGCCGCTCATCGACCCCGGCATCTGTCCGCCACCTAACGCATTGAAAAACGGATTGTTACTCATCGTCCTCTTCCTCCTCTACCTTGCGCTTCTTCTTGCCCTTCAATTCGCCCACAAGCGCCGCTAGTGCGTCGAATTCTTTTCTGGTGACAAACTCCACGCCCTTTTCCTGCGTGGCTGTACGGGGCGTTTCTGTGCGTTCTACGAGGTCATAAATCGTGAGGGACGGTTTACCGCTGGCATCCGCCTTCTTGAGGTACACCGTAGGCGCGGAGCTGTCCCACAAAGCCACGGCGGCATTGGGTGCAATCATCCAGTTCCGGGCCTCCTGTTCGCCGCTGACCCACTGCACACCGCTCTGCGCCACCGGATTCTGAGGGGGCTGTGGTGCCATCATTGGAGGCATCTGCTGTTGACGGAGTTGTGCCAGATTATCCGGCATGGGCTGTGCATAATAAGGGTTTTGCCATCCGTAAGGTGTGTAAGCCATTTTAGTCATCCTCCTTGACCCAGTAATACAAGATGTTCTCGTTGCTGCTGTCCCAGCTGTCCCAGATCATGCCGTCGCAGACGCAGACCACATGGCCGGACAGAGCCAGAATATAGGTGCCTTTTGGGTGATCCTCCGCAAATTGGCCCACCGTGTAGCAGTCTGGGCAGGTGTCCGGCACGATGTACCGCCGATATCCGATGCTGCGGAGATACCGCCCCCAACAGGCGTTTGCCGACGGCATATCCCCGTCCAGATACCCTTGGATACAGAGCCGCAAATAAATTTCGCCCCAATCCATCCCGGTAGCCTTGACGATTGCCCGCACGGTGCAGTCCCCTACATTTTTCCCGCAGGGGTTGGGGTTGAAATGGTTATACATACTCCCTCCGGTCATCGTATAAAAGCTCAATCATGCGCACACAGCGTTCCAGCTCCGCTGGATCGGTCTGCGCTATGATCTCTCGCGCCAACTCCGCCGGATACCCGCAGGCCAAAAGCCGCTCGTACATTGTGTGCGCCTCCTTTACACGTATATGATACAAAAAATCCGGACAGCCAAACTGCCCGGAAACTGCCTGTATTCTGCCC